CATACGAAGTAAAGACCGCAGCAAAGATTCAAGCCTCTCGCCTGTTCCTTCGTAACCAGTCACCATTTGGAATTGCTGGAAATACAGATTTAGGAACAGTGCGTTTGGCTGCCAAGTTAGATGCCGATGTTGAGGCACTGCTGCGCCCCCTACGCAAGAACAACGGCTTGGCGGTCTAATGTTACCAAGCGAGGTTAGAAACGGCTTAAAAGCCAACCTAGAGGCAATCAAAGGAATGCGTACTTACGAGCTAATTCCTACAGTGCCAGTTGCACCAGCAGCCATTGTTGGCCAGTTGGACTTTACATTTGACTTAAACAATGCCCGTGGACTTGACCAGGCAAACCTAGATGTTGTTGTTTTGGTTCAACGCTTCACAGAGCGTTCAGGTCAAAATGAACTTGATAAGTACCTTGCAGGCAGCGGGGATTTCTCAATCAAGGCAGCAATCGAAGCTGATCTAACTCTTGGTGGGGCTTGCAGCACTTTGCGTGTTACATCAGCCGAAGCGGGAAGTTATACCGCTGGGGATATGGAATTTCTTTCATACCGTTACCGAATTACCGTTTGGGGATAAGGAGAAAAATGAGCTACACAATCACTTCAGATAATTTTGAAGGCAAAGCAAAGGGTGATTTAATCACCGAAAAAGAATTGCTTGAATCAGGCTTGAACATTGAAGCACTAATTACAAGCGAGCATCTCAAAAAAACCGTAACAACTAAACCAGCAACAGTAGAGGAAACAAAATAAATGGCCCGTACCGTATTGACAGATGCCTCAGTTGTAATCAATGGCATAAATCTTAGCGAATTTATTACAAGCGTATCTCTTAGCACAAGCGAAGATGTGGTTGACACTACCGGGATGTCCTCTGCTGGCGCACGCACTAGAATTAGCGGCTTGCAAGACAATTCAGTTACCTTTGAGTTTAATCAAGATTTTGCAACATCTGCGCCAGAAGTAACAATTAACGCAGTTGGTTCATCACTTGTTGGAACAAATGTAACTTGTGTTGTAAAGCCAACATCAGCAGCAGTTGGTGCAAGCAATCCTAGCTACACATTTTCAGCCGTTGTTTCAGAATGGCAAGCCCTTTCAGGTGCCGTTGGCGAATTGGCAACAATTAGTGCAACTTGGCCAATCTCAGGCGCAATCACAAAGGCAATTGCCTAAATGCCGCGCCTAGTTTTAACAAATGCTTATGTGGTGTTTGCGAGCAACGACATCTCTCAATATGTGACTTCCGTAAGTTTAAGCACGAGCTATGATGTTATTGACACCACAGGAATTTCAACTACAGGCGCAGCTCGCACCCGCGTTGCTGGCCTTGCTGATAACTCAATTACAATTGAGTTTAATCAAGATTATGCAGACAATGCACTTGAAGAACTAATCAATGGCACAACAACAACAAATGGAACTGTTGGTTTAGTTGTGGCAATGGAGATTCGCCCAGTTAACACAACAGTTAGCGCAAGCAATCCAAAATTTACCTTTAACGCGCTTGTTGCCGAATGGCAACCAGTATCCGGCGCCGTGGGCGAACTTGCCACGGTTTCGGCAACTTGGCCAATCTCAGGTCAAATTACAAAAACAATAACACCGTAATCAACTAAGGGGGAAAAGATGGATGGATTAACAGTCAAGGTAAAAACAATTGATGGTGTTGAAAAGTCATATAAATTAACACCACGCATAATTGTTGCATTTGAACAAAACTTTGGTGCAGGTATGCCTAAGTTGCTAGGCGAACAACAAAAAGTAGAGCATATCTATTGGTTGGCTTGGAAATGCCAGCAAGTTGATGCTCAAAATAACGGTGGAACACCTGTAAAACTTTTTGGCCCAGAGTATTTAGATTCAATTGTCAGCGCCGAATTGGATGCCGACAGTTCTTTCGAATCCACCGCAACAGCCTGATTTATACGGTTGCTGCGGTGGCCTGCGAAACTGGGATTTCACCCAATGAGTTACTTGATGCCCCTGATGGTATTTTTGAAGCAATGACAATTTACTTAAAGGAACGAGCTAAATCTAATGGCTGATGAAGTAATTGTTCTTAATGGCGTTAAGGAAACACTTACTGCATTGAAAGAATTTGATAAAAATGCAGTCAGGCGTTTTAACAAAGTTATCAATAGTGAACTTGCGGGCGCAGAGCGTGATGCCAAAGGTTTAATTGATGAGGACCCGCCGATGAGTGGCTGGCGTAAGGCAGATGCTGCCAAAGGTCGCACTCGCGGTGGTGCTGGTTGGCCAGGTTGGAACGCCGGTGAAATTAAAAGCAAGATTACAAAATCAAAAGCTGAAGGCAAGGTTCGAGGCGATTACACAACAAGTGCTGGCGCTTTGCTTAACAAGTCTGCAGCGGGTTCAATCTTTGAAGTTGCTGGCCGTAAAACTAAAGCTGGCACTGGTGGCGGTAGTTCTGCTCAATTTCTGCGTACTTTGGGCAACAGATTTGGTAAGGCATCGCGTGTAGTATGGCGCGTTGTTGATAAAGATAAAGCTAGAATTGAAAAAAATGTTGAGCAGGCTCTTAATGATGCCAAAACTCAACTGCAGGCATACTTAAACAAAGAGCGAGGATAACAAATGGCAGTTGGCGCAATTGTAGCTCGCATCCTTACTCAGTATTCAGACAAAGGTTCAAAGGCTGCCCAAAAAGACATTGCCAAACTTGGCAAGAACATTGATTCTTTTGCTAAAAAATCTACAAAAGCATTTGGTTTGGCAGCAGCAGCAGGCGCAGCATTTGCAATTAAAATTGGTAAGGATGCCGTTCAAGCTGCTATTGCAGATCAAAAATCACAGGTGCTTCTTGCTAATTCTTTGCGCAACACTGCAAATGCTAGTAATGAGGCAATTGCCGGGGTAGAAAATTATGTGACGGCGCTTCAAAAGCAATTCTCAGTTGTTGATGATGATTTGAGGCCAGCGATGGCGAGATTGACTGCCGCTACTGGGTCAATTTCCGCGGCGCAATCTTTGATGCAAACCGCGTTAGATGTTAGTGCTTCATCGGGTGCCAATTTAGAGGCATCGGTAAGCGCAATTATTAAAGCGACATCAGGGCAGTTCAAAGGCTTAAAGCAACTTGTGCCTGGTTTAAGTAACGCAACCATAAAATCTAAAGACTTTGCAAAGGCTCTTGCGGAAGTAAATAAAGAAACAAGCGGAGCAGCAGCCAAACGCGCTGGAACGCTTGAGTATCGCTTAGCAGGGTTAAAAATAGCCTTTGGCGAAATCTTGGAAACTTTAGGATATGCGCTTATTCCAGTTCTTGAAAAATTTGCAACTACTGTAACTACAAAGATTTTGCCCGCAATTGAGAATTTTGTTCGAACAAATCAAACTAAACTTGTTGCTTCATTTACTATTGCTGCAGATGCCGCAATTGCTTTGCTAAATGCTTCCATTAGTTTTAGTAATTGGATTGCAAACAATATGGGATTAGTTAAAACTATGGCAGCCTTAATCGCTGGAATGTTTGTTGTTGGTCGCATTTCGGCTTTTGTTATAGCAATTGGAACAATTACAACAGCAATGGCAGCTTTACGCGCAACAGCTCTTGGAGCCGCAATTGCTACAGCCCTTGCAACAGGTGGCGTTAGTGTTGGAACAGCAGTTGCTGCCTTAGCCGCAGTCGGCGCAACAGCCTTAGTTACCAAAAACCTTTTTGATATTGTTAAAGGCAACAATTCATCTAGCGCAAGTGCAGGTGGCGGTGCGGTTGGTAATTATTCAATGTCCGGAAATCAGGTTTACAAACCTTTTGTTCCAACAATCGGCGGCACTGATGCGCTTTCAGCGTTTCTTGCTGCTCTCAACAAGAACACAACTGCCACAAATAAAAATACAAAATCAGTTATGGATATTGCAACACAAAACGCAATGGCAGAACTAGCAAAACGCCAAAAAGCATTATCAGGTGGCTCTTCAATCGCTATCGGTGGCGGCAGTAAGATTTACGGCACCCGCAATGACCAAGGCGCTATAAATGTGAATGTAAGTGCCGGCGCGGTTGTTGGTTCAACTGATGCCCTTATTGAAATTGTTAAAGATGGCCTTGAAACTGTAACTCGCCGTAATGGTGTTCCACGCGGTGCGCTCGCACCAGGATTCTTGATTACCTGATGCCAGCATTTGACGGAGTAACTTCGCCTAGCATCGCAGTTCAGTTTCTTAAAAGCGGAACTTGGACTTCGGTGACAATTAGTGATGTTGTTCAAATAGATTTTCGCCGTGGTCGCGAACGCGCAGATTTGCGCGATGAGGCAGGTTTTGCCAGCATTGTATTTAACAACACCAGTGGCATTTATGACCCTGACAACACAAGCGCTTCAAGCCCGTGGGTTGTTGGCGGTGTAAGCATCCTTCGTGATGGTTTGCAAATGCGCATTGTTGCAACTTGGAATTCAACTTCCTATCCATTGTTTTACGGATTCCTTGAAAACAACTTTACAAATCAAGGTTACTTGCCGAATGTAACAATGACTTTTTACGATGGCATTGGCTACATTGCCGATGCGTTTGCGCCGGCACTAGCCGTTGCTGCTAACTCAGAAACTGCAGCACTTCGCGCTGGTCGAATGTTGGATTATGCAGGATGGCCAAGCGGTGCAAGCCGATCACTTAGCGGTTCAGTAACAATGTTGGCTACAGTGCAAAATCGCGGGTGTATGCAAGCAATTACCGAATGTGTTGATTCCATTTCAGGGCGTTTCTATATTTCAAAATCTAATGTAGCAACTTTAGTGCCGTTATCTGACAAGTTTAGCCGCCCAACACAGTTGCTTTTTAGCGATTCAGGCTTATCTAACACAGTTACTTTTCAAGATTTGATTACTAACCCAGGCACAAAGTATGTGGTGAATCAAGCAATTATTATGCGCGGCGATAACAACCAAGTTACATCAACATATAATCCAAGTGTTGCCGCTTATGGTGTGGTTAAAAAGGAAATCTTTGCACCGGTCAATACTGATACAAACGCAACCAACCTAGCTTTATATGAATCACGCAAACTTGCCACCCCTGATACTTATGTTGAACGCATTGATTTTAATGGTTTAGTGGTTGCTCAAAATGGTTTACTTTATCCTGACTTTTTATCAACAGAATTAGCCGATCAGGTTAGCGTTCAGCGCACAACCTACGATGGCCGATCTTTGCAATGGAACCTTGTGATTGAAGGTATGAAGCACACGATCACCCAAAGCAATTGGATTGTTTCATTTAACACATCCGACATTAACCCTTACAGCATTACAATCTAGGGGGAGCGATGCCACTTTGCCCGCAAATTACTAACACACCAATCACAGTTACACAAACTGCAGATTTCACAGTTTCTAGCGTTTTGCCAGTAGTGCCTGCAACTACAACTCAGCTTGATGCAGTTGAAGTTCTTGTTAATGGCAAGGCTGAAATTTACTATCAAACAACTGCACCCGTGGGCGCTGGCATCAATGAAAATGACCTTTGGTACGATACAGATGATGGCAATAAGCCTTATGTTTTCAGATCAGGTGTTTGGGTTTCGGCTCAAGATGGCTCAATTGCTACAGCGCAATCTGCAGCCAACACTGCACTTGCCAATGCTGCTACCGCAAATGCGGTAGGTGTTGCAGCACAAGGCACCGCAAATACTGCCCTTGCAAATGCTGCAATTGCTGATGCTAAAGGTGTGGCAGCGCAAAGCACTGCAAACACAGCACTTGCCAATGCAGCTACTGCATACACGGCTGCAATTGGTTCTCTACAGCCAAGCGCCAACACAATCGTTAATGCCAGCAACCAAATGACTGCCATCAATGGCGGTGGCATTACTGTTTACTCAGGTGCATCTGCATCTAGTGGTGCGCGTGTTGTTCTTAACTCTGCAGGTTTAGCTGGTTTTGACTCAGGTGGAACTGCAACTTTTTCTATTACAGCCTCAACTGGCGCAGCAGTATTTTCAGGTAGCGTTACAGGTTCAACCATTACAGGTGGAACGCTTAACATTGGTGGTAACGCCATCATTGATGCAAGCGGTTATCTAACTGCAACTGGCGCAACAATTACGGGAACAATTACTACTAGCAACATTACTGTTACAGGTGGAACTTTAACCATCGGTTCAACTTTCGCGGTTACTGCGGGCGGCGTTCTTACGGCAACAGGTGCCACAATTACTGGCACGCTGACATCAAACAATGTAACCATAACTGGTGGAACTCTTACCATTGGCTCAAAGTTTTCAGTTACTAGCTTAGGTGTGCTTACCGCAACAGATGGTGTTTTTACTGGCACAATCACATCAACAAACGCAACTATTACTGGTGGTTCATTAACTGTTGGTTCAACATTTTCCGTTACATCTGCTGGAGTTCTAACAGCTACTTCAGGAACTATCGGCGGCTCAACTCTAAGTTCATCAACAATTACAGGTGGCACTATTCAAACAGCCGCTTCGGGTGCAAGCGTTTCTCTTGATGGCGCAAACAACGCGTTAAAATTTACTAATAGTGCTGGAACTGCCGTTGGTTGGATTCTTCCCTATTCAAGCAACGGAATGGTTTTCAACTATGGTGCTTCTCCCGGTGCTGGTTTCTCAGCATTTCCAGCAATTGCCATTGGCTCAACATCAATCCTATTGCAACCCGATTCCACAAACTCATTATCGGTAAGCACATCTGGAATTAGTGCCACATCATTTACATCAATTGGAACATTTACCGCAAGCAATGCCGCCTACATCCAAGATTCAAGCACAACTGCAAACGCTTCAAACGCAAGAATTGATGTTGGTGATGGTCGCTTGCGCCGTAGTACCGCTTCAAGTGGTCGCTTCAAAGAACAGATCACAGATATTGCCAATGTTGCTGAACTTAATCCAAACAAATTGCTAGACCTACCAGTTCGAGCTTTTAAGTTTAAGGCAGATTACCTAGACCCAGCCGACAATAGAGCAGGCGTTCTAGTGCCTGGTTTAATTGCGGAAGAAGTTGCGCAGTTTTACCCAGCAGCGGCAGACAGCACCAACGGCGTAATCGAAAACTGGAATGAGCGTTTTATTATTCCAGGCTTGCTTGCACTTATTCAAAATCAAGAAAAACGAATCAAACAGCTAGAGGGGGAATAAATGGAACAAGAAGTTGACATTCAGGAAATCTTAAAAAGTATGCGTGAAATTATTGGCAACTATGCTCAAGAAAACGCAATTCTTAAAGCACAAATAACAAAACTTACAACTGACTCATAACGGAGATCGCGCAAATGACACCAGCAAACTGGGCAGGCTTAATCGTATCTGTAATTGCAATCATAAGCGGTTTTGCAGGTGCGGTTAGATGGCTTGTAAAGCATTACCTTAATGAACTCAAGCCTAACGGTGGCAGTTCAATGCGCGATTCCATTAACAGACTTGAAGCTCAAATGGAACTTATCTTAGAGTTGGTGAAGAAATGAAACTAGCAAAAAGAGCAACACCAGCGGCGTTAGCAGTGCTACGCCAAGCAACCGCCCTGAAGCCATTGCGCAAAAAGGCATCTGATGGATTATTGCCATCGGTTGCCCATCAAAAGCAAAATCCAAGTTCAGATCACAACACAGGTTTAGCCGTTGACCTCACCCACGACCCTAAACACGGCATTGATTGCGCTGACATATTTGAGCAGTTAAAAGATGATAAGCGCGTTGAATACTTAATTTTTAACGGCTTTATTTGGTCAAAGGCAAGAGCTAAAGAAGGCAACCGCAAATACACAGGCTCAAACCAACACATCAAGCACCTTCATATTTCAATCAAAGAAGAACTTTCAAAAGACACATCACCTTGGTTTTGGTGGATGAATCAGCCTAAAATAATTGCACAACTTGGTGCTAAAATTGCACCAATTCCTGCTAAAAAAGCCGACAAAGCCGAAGTCTGCACTTGTTGCAAATTACACGGCAAAAAATAAGGGAGCATCAAATGCAACAATTCAAACAAATCGCATTAACTTGGTTTCGCGCTGCTGCTGCATCTGCAATAGCTCTATACCTTGCCGGTGAAACCGATCTTAAAACTCTTGGATATGCTGCCCTTGCTGGCGCTGCTGGTCCAATCCTCAAGTGGCTAGATGTTTCGGCTGTAGATTTTGGCAGAGGCTCAAAGTAATCCACCCCTAGTTTTTGGAGCAATTAAATGGCAGCAGGTATCTTAGATTTCAGCATTGAACAAGGGGCAACTTTTAACCTTCTTTTGACTTGGGAAATTAACAATGTTGCAGTCAATTTGACTGGTTATACTGCCCGCCTACAAGCACGCGTTGATGTTGAAGATACTGAAACAATTTTAACGCTAACAACTGCAAACGGTGGCATCACTCTTGGTGGTGTATTAGGAACAATTAGCCTAGATCAAACTGCAACCCAAACAACACTTTTGCCTGCAGGCACTTATGTTTATGACCTTGAACTTATCGCTGCCAACGCAACCGTAACCCGCTTAGTTCAGGGTGAACTTGCCATTAGTGCAGAGGTGACTCGATGAGTTCAATTGTTTATGTATCATCAAGCACAACTGATGTAATTGCTGAAATTGCCTCACCTGCCGAAGTTATTATTTCAAACCTTCAAGGCCCGCAAGGTCCGCCAGGGGCAACAGGCCCAACAGGTTCACAAGGAACTACAGGTGCTACAGGCGCTACAGGTGCCACCGGCGCAACTGGTGCTACAGGCGCTCAAGGTATTCAAGGTGTAACAGGCCCAACAGGTTCACAAGGAATTCAAGGTGTTACGGGTCCAACAGGCGCTCAAGGAATTCAAGGCGCAACTGGACCTACAGGTTCACAAGGTATCCAAGGTGTAACGGGGCCAACAGGCGCTCAAGGTATTCAAGGGGTAACTGGCCCTACAGGTTCACAAGGTATCCAAGGTGTAACTGGGCCTACTGGTGCAGTCGGTGCAACAGGCGCTCAAGGAATTCAAGGCGTTCAAGGTATTCAAGGCGAAGTTGGCCCAACAGGTTCACAAGGCATAGTAGGCCCAACAGGTGCTACTGGCGCAACAGGTGCAGCATCTACAGTTACAGGACCAACGGGTGCAACAGGTGCTACAGGCGCACAAGGTATTCAAGGTGTAACAGGTCCAACGGGAGCCGCCGCATCTGAAGGTGCTACTGGTCCTACAGGTCCAACAGGTGCTACGGGTGCTGCCTCAACAGTTACAGGCCCAACAGGTCCAACTGGCGCACAAGGAACTGCAGGCGCAAATGGTGGTTCAGCTTCAATTTTTAATTATGCCGCAGACACATCATCAACTACAGGCAAGCCAGGTGCGGGCGATATTCGTTGGGGCAATGCCACACAGATTAACTCAACACGCATCAACATTGACCACATTGACGATTCGGGCGAGGACATTGACTTCTTGCTTGCGTTACTTAAAACAGATGATTTTATTATTATTCAAGATCGAGATGTCAACAACAACTTTCAAAAGTTCAAAATTACCGCAGCTCCAACACTGCTAACTGGTTATGTTGAACTTGCAGTTGTGCTTGATTCATCAGGCGGCACTGGCACCACTAACTTTACAAACTTTCAACTTCTTTCGCTTATCACCATCGCGGTTGGATTAACTGGCGCCACAGGTCCAACTGGACCTACAGGTGCGGCAGGTGCTACAGGTCCAACAGGCAGCGCCGGGGCTACAGGTCCAACAGGTGCGCAAGGTGTCGCAGGTCCGACAGGTGCTACTGGCCCTGCGGGAATTGACGGCGCAACTGGACCTACAGGTGCGGTTGGTGCGACAGGACCTACTGGTGCGCAAGGTATCGCTGGTCCAACAGGTGCAACTGGTGCGCAAGGTATTCAGGGTATTCAAGGCATTCAAGGTATCCAGGGTGTAACTGGACCTACTGGCCCACAAGGTATTCAAGGCGTTGAAGGTGCAACAGGACCTACAGGCTCACAAGGCATTCAAGGTGTAATTGGTGCGACAGGCCCAACTGGTGCGCAAGGTATCCAAGGCGTAACTGGGCCAACGGGTGCGCAAGGTATTGAAGGTCCAACTGGACCTACAGGTGCGCAAGGTATTCAAGGCGTTCAAGGTGTAACTGGACCTACTGGTGCGCAAGGTGTCCAAGGAATCCAAGGCGTAACTGGACCTACAGGTGCGCAAGGAATTCAAGGTGTTACTGGACCGACAGGTGCTAATGGAGCAGATGGCGCAACAGGACCAACAGGTGCGCAAGGTATTCAAGGAATTCAGGGTGTAACAGGGCCAACAGGTGCTAACGGAATTGATGGCGCGACTGGCCCGACTGGACCGACAGGTGCCAACGGAACAAATGGGGCTACAGGTCCAACAGGTCCGACTGGCGCTAATGGAACAAATGGTGCTACTGGACCGACAGGTGCAACAGGTGCCGCAGGTTCAGCGGCTGCTATAACTTATGTTTACACCGCCACCGCTGGACAAACAACATTTACCGGTGCCGACTTAAACTCACTTACTCTTGCCTACACAGTCGGAGCTGAACAGGTTTACCTAAACGGTGTGCTGCTAGTTCGAGTTACTGATTACACCGCAAGCACTGGAACTTCAATTGTTCTAGCAAGTGGCGCAGTCGTTGGCGATTCATTGGCGGTAGTTGCTTATGGTACTTTTACAGTAGTTGACACCTACACCCAAGCACAAATTAACAACTTTATCAGCAACAACAATCTGCTAACAATTATGGGAGCGTTAATCTAATGGCCAACACAGCAAAAGTTTTATTTCGCGGAGCAGCAACAACCACAACAACAACCACGCTTTATACAGTGCCAAGTGCAACAACAACAATTGTCACAGATATTATTGTCACCAATACAGCGGCTTCAGCAGGTACTTTTACATTGGCGCTTGCTGGAACTTCATTGGCAACTACTGTAAATGTAAATGCTAATGACTCAACAGTGATTCCTGTAAAACAAGTTTTAATCGCAACAAATACAATTCAAGGCGGCGCATCTGCCACAACAATAAACTTCCACATTTCAGGAGTGGAGATTGCGTAATGGCTTATCCATTAAAAGTTTCTAACGCCAGCGGGTTTAAGTCATTGAACCGTTATATTGATATGGCAGTAGGTGTTCTTCCGCCAAGCGTAGATGTATTAGTTGTTGCTGGTGGTGGTGCGGGCGCAATAAATTATGGTGGCGGTGGTGGCGGTGGTGGAGTTTGTTACCAAGTCGCAAAATTATTTACAGGTTCATTTTCTGTCACTGTTGGAGCTGGTGGAGCAGCAGCCACTTCTCAACAAAATGGTGCTAGTGGTGGCAATTCAATGCTAGGTTCTATTACTGCCCTTGGCGGTGGTGGTGGTGCGCATTTCTCTGGCACAGGTGTTGGAGTTGCAGGCGGTTCAGGCGGCGGCGGCGCAACACCGCAATCTATTCCTGGCACAACAACAGGTGGCTCAGCAACGCAAGGAAATTCAGACGGTGCGACTGGTTATGGTTTTGCAGGCGGTGGCGGTGGGCGCACATCAACACAGGCAGCAGCAGGTGGTGGTGGTGGTGCTAGTGCAGTTGGAGTTTCCACATCAACAGGTTCAACAGGCGGAGATGGTGGCGCAGGTTTAACAAATACAATTAGCGGATCATCGGTTGTTTATGCTGGTGGTGGCGGTGGAGCAACAGTTTATACAGGCACAGGTGGCACAGGCGGAACTGGCGGCGGTGGAAAAGGCGGTTCTCAAGGAACTGCTGGCATTTCTGGAACAGCAAACACTGGTGGTGGCGGTGGTGGTGGTTATGAAAACAACAATGGAAATCCTGGGTCTGGCGGTTCAGGCATTATTCGCCTTCGTATGTTGTTAGCTAATTCAGCAACCTTTACTGGTTGCACAACATCAACAACAACAGATGCAACTTACAGATACTATGCAATTACAGCAGCGACAGGCGGAACGGTAACGGTGTCTTAATGGCTCATTATGCGTGGTTAGATGAAAACAACATTGTTGTAAATGTCAGTGTTGGAATAGATGAGAACGAAACCATTGAAGGTTTAAGCGTTGAAGAATGGTGTTCTAGGTCAACAGGTTACAAAATTGTTCGCACAAGTTACAACGCAAAGATTCGTGGTAAGTATGCTGGGATTGGTGATACTTATGACCCAATTGGTGACATATTTATTGCCCCGCCCACAACTGATATAGAGGTGACCCTATGACGCGTGCTAGAGATGTTGCATCAGGAATTGTTATCGGCACAACTGCCAACAGGCCAACAGGCTTTACTGGTCAACTTTATTTTGACACAACAGTTGATAATTTGTTTCAGAAAAATTCAACTGAATGGGTTGTTGCTGCAACGGCTGCTGGTTTTCCAGTTAACTATTTAGTTATTGCTGGTGGTGGCGGTGGCGGTGATGGTGTTTCACTTGTTTCACAAGGCGGCGGTGGTGGAGCAGGTGGTTTACGCTCAACAGTAACTGCTACTGGCGGTGGTGGTTTATTAGAAACGCCTTTGAACATATTATTAAGCACTTCGTACACAGTAACTGTTGGCGCAGGTGGTGCTTCAAATACTACTGGTTCTAACTCTGTATTTTCCACAATCATTTCATCAGGTGGCGGCAGAGGAAAAGGTACGAATAATTCTGCCGATGGTGGCTCAGGCGGCGGTGGTGACAACGAATCAACTACTGCTGGCATAGGCACAGCAAATCAAGGTTACAACGGTGGCGCATACAATGCTGGATCAAATACTGCGGGCGGCGGCGGCGGTGCTTCCGCGGTTGGAACAACAAGTGGTGGCGCAGGAGTTGCTACAAGCATTACTGGTTCATCAGTAACTTATGCTGGTGGCGGTGGTGGTGCTGGTGGCGCACCTGGCTCTGGTGGAGCTGGCGGTGGTGGTGCTGGTGGTGCGATTACGACTGATGGAATTGCAGGAACTGCAAACACTGGCGGTGGCGGTGGCGGTGGTGGGTCAAATACAAACAGACCTGGCGGTGCTGGTGGCTCTGGTGTAGTTATTCTTAGATATTCTAATGCTCGCACAATTACAATTGGAGCTGGCTTAACTGGTTCTACTGCAACATTTGGCTCAGATAAAGTTACAACATTGACCGCAGGCACTGGAAATGTAAGTTGGACATAGGGAGAAAAATGGCGCACTACGCATTTATAGATGAAAACAACACAGTCACCGAAGTAATTGTCGGCATTGACGAAACTGAACTTATTGAAGGGCTAGACCCTGAAACTTGGTATGGCAATTTCAAAGGCCAAGCGTGTAAGCGCACTTCATACAATAACAATATCCGCAAGAACTACGCGGGCGTTGGTTACACCTACGATGAAGCAAGAGATGCGTTTATTGCGCCTAAACCTTTTGAATCTTGGGTATTAAATGAAAACAGTTGCATTTGGGAAGCGCCAACGCCATACCCAGCAGACGGGTTGGAATACCAATGGGTCGAAGATGATCTAAATTGGCAAGCAACCGCTAATTAACCAAGTTCGGGGGAACGCTTGAAAATAGCAATCTACACAATTGCGCTGAATGAAGAACAATTTGTTCAGCGTTGGTATGACTCAGCTAAAGAGGCTGACTTCCTACTAATCGCCGACACTGGCTCAACAGATAAAACCGTTGAATTGGCAACTGCCCTTGGCATCAATGTCATAAACATTGGCATTAGCCCGTGGCGTTTTGACGATGCCCGCAACGCATCCTTAGCCGCAATCCCGCTTGACATTGACTACTGCATTGCCCTAGATATGGATGAGCAACTTCAACTAGGCTGGCGCCAAGAGCTAGAGTCTTTGGAAGGCCAAATTACCCGCCCAAGGTATAAATACACTTGGAGTTGGAACCCTGACGGCTCACCCGGTTTAGTTTATGGCGGGGATAAGATTCACGCCCGCAAGAATTACCGATGGAAGCACCCTGTTCACGAAGTTTTGACCTGCACAACTAACGAAGTTCAAGCCTGGACAAAGCTAGAAATCCATCATCACCCTGACGATACAAAATCAAGGGGTCAGTATTTTGAACTGCTCGCCCAATCGGTGCTTGAAGATTCAACAGATGATAGAAATTGCTTTTACAACGCAAGAGAACTGTTTTTTCACAATAAATACACAGAGGCAATACAAGAATTCAAACGCCATTTAGAGTTGCCAAAGGCAGTATGGAAACCTGAACGAGCTGCCTCAATGCGCTATTTAGCCAAAATGGATGAAGCTGAACGCGAATCTTGGCTCTTAAAGGCAATTGCAGAATCGCCAGGCAGTCGAGAACCAAGGGTTGATCTCGCCCAACATTACTATTCAAAGGGCTTATGGCTAGATTCTTATGCCACCGCCCACGCCGCATTGAGAATAACGCACCAACCGCTAGAATACTTGAACGAGTCAGATGCTTGGGGATACCTGCCACACGATCTAATTGCGATTGCGTGCCACAACCTAGACAAACCAAAAGAGGCACTTGAACACGGTGAGAAGGCAGTAGCTTTAGCGCCGTGGATTGATAGGCTTAAAGAGAATGTTAAGTTTTACAAATTAAGCGCAAGTCAAGAACCGACAGAATAGGAAAACAAATGCTCCGGGGGGATATTCTTCAAGAGGCTTCACGCCTCACACACGGTGATCGAAATAAAAACTATGGTGACCCGCTAACAAATCATCAACGCATTGCATCGCTTTGGTCGGTATATCTTGAAGTTGAGATAACTCCCGCCCAAGCCGCGATTATGTTGGCGTTGGTCAAGGTTGCTCGATTGATTGAGTCACCTGATCATCTTGACAGTTTCATTGATGGCGCCGCCTACTTTGCCATTGCGGGGGAGATTGCCCATCGTGAATAAGATTCTTTTTCTAGTCGCTTCACAGGGGCAACCTGCGCAGGCGGCGGCGCTGCAGGAGATGTTTAACTTGTTGCCTGATGATTATGATTTGCTATTTATCCTTGATGCCAACAATTCAATGCGTAACGCCTATGATGATGCCGATGTCAGCTACATATTGGACAAGAACCGAACAGGTAATTTGTCCGACTCATTGCCAAGGTATCAAAAACTTTTTGCTGACACCTACGAACAGATTTTTGCCATAACACAGATTTAGTGCGTTCACCGCACCCCCAAGAAAGAACCCCCAACAGCCGTTCCTGTTGGGGGTTCTTTCGCCTTTTAACTAGGCGTAATCTTTCAAGTAAGCAACGATCACTTCGCTTATGTTCTTGCCTTCGCTTTCAGCTTTCTCTTTGGCAGCACGCCATAGTTCTTCATTGATGCGAATTGAGCGTTGCGGGGTAACCATTACAGACCACCTACGCACTTGAGGGCATCGCCCCAACAGTAGCCTTCCGAAGTCCACCAAAGGTTTTGCGCGATCTCAATTACTAACCAAATGCCTACGATGATGAAGGCGGTTCTAACTAATCGCCATTTGCGGGTCATTCTCATTTTACTGCTCCCAATTCTTTTAGAGTGTTGCGCATTTCAGATAACTTGATGATTGATTGGCAAAGTGCCAAATCTATTGTTTCAAAGGTGGCATTTTGTAAATCAAATCCCTCTTCAAGGGTTTGGCTTACTTCGGCAACGCCTGTTGTTAGGTCAAGGTAAAGTGATTTCATCGCGCTCATATTGCACGCGGATAATCTAGTTGGAATTGATTGAACTCAGCTTCGGTAACAACGCCTTTGTATTCGTTGCAGTTCAGGCAGACTTTCTCATTGCCAACCTTGTTATCGCAAAACACACAGTAGTAAATAGTCATTATGCAACCGCCAATTCTTTGCAGGTTTCGCATTGTAAATTTTCGCCACCAATGAGGTGCGTGTAGTAAGAATCCCAAGTGCCAAGTTCTGTCCAATAACTGATGCGCTTTGGATTAGCAACAATTGCTGACTTCAAATAATGTCCTGCGTGATCTTTGCAGGTAACTTCGCCTGTTGTATCTTGAATCCAAAGTTGTGTTGTCATTATGCAACCGCCTTTGCATTTCTGCATCCATCACAGAATTGTTCAGGTGTTGATGCCCAACCCCATAAACGAGATTTATTTGTATCTTGAATAATTCCACCGTGCGTTTCACACATTAAAAGCCACTTGCCACCATCAAGAACATCTAAACCTTCTTCTTCAGTTAGGCAAAGTATTACTTTTACATTTCCAACTAGCTTTGTCTTTGACATTTGAATCCTTCTTTCTTGGGGCCGTTCCCCATAAGAGAAACTTAGCACCTGTCTATACATATATGTCAAGACACGCAGGCAAATTTAGGGTAATTTCCCGCCTGTTACCCACCCCACAAATACCCCTCTGAGGGGTAGAATTGACCCCTATGACCACAATTGCAGGCTACCAAGGCAAAGGCTTTGCCATCCTTGGAGCTGACAGCCAAATCACCGATGGTGACAAACGCATCATTTCGCCTTCAACGCCCAAAATCGTCAAGGTCGGCAAGTACCTCTTGGGGGTTTGCGGTGATTGCCGCCCAGGCGATGTGCTTATGTATAATTGGAAACCGCCTGCCTACGATGGCACCGACCCCGTTGGGTTTATGGGTCGAAAGGTGATTCCAAGCATTATTAAGGCGTTCAAAGACAATGGCTACGATTACCAAAAAGAAGGCGCGAGCTTTGCCTACTTGCTCGCCTTTAACGGCAACATTTTCGAAATTGGCAATGATCTAGGCATTTCGCAATCAATAGATTTCACCTACGGCATTGGGTCGGGTAGCGCGTACGCCCTTGGCTATCTGACTTCAATGGCAGATGTTTACGGCGAAGCAGTAGGCGAAACAATGAACATTGACACCGCCACCAACGCCATCAAATCTGCCCTTGAACTCTCAGCTAAGTTTGATGTGAACACCGCCGCACCATTTCAGGTTGAGATTCAATTTAGCCGTTAGCGTGTCGCGCAAAGGTTTATGGTGTAGCGTGTGTCACCCTTGACCTTGAACGGAAAGGAAAACGCCAAATGTTTTGGTTAGCTCTAGTTGTAGTAATCATAAGTGTTATTTCAATTGTTGGCATTTTTGCTGATAACGATGGCGAGATTTAATGTCTAAAGCCAAAGCAAAGGGAACCTCAGCGGAAACTGCCGTTGTCAAATTTTTAATTGATAATGGTTTTCCATACGCCGAAAGAAGGGCGCTAAATGGCGCACTTGATCTTGGCGATATAACAGGCACCCCTGCCTTGGCTTGGGAAGTTAAGAATCACAAAACATATAAGATTCCTGCTTGGTTAAAAGAAACCGAGTTGGAAACCAAGAACGCTAAAGCAGACTTTGGCGTTTTGGTTGTAAAACCTAACGGCGTTGGTGTCACCAACACCGCGAATT